GCGGGCGACGCGGGCGTCTACTGGTTCATGGTCGAGTGGATGCTTCGCTACGGGCAGGAGGGTGAGGAATGACGGGAGAATGTTGGCGGTGTGAAGACGCCCCTGAGCACATCGAACATTTGGATGAAGACCATCACCTATCTGACAACGGAGACTGGCTTACGTGCCAGCACGAGGATGGTGGTGGTGGGACAACACACTGCGGTAACGACTACTGTCCAAAATGTGGGACAAAACTGTATGACTAAATACGACGATCCAGTCAAGCAGGTTGCGTGGGAGGCGTACTGGGAAGGCTATAAGCAGGGACGAGGGACCGAATCATACACCGCCATCGCCAAGCGGACTGCCCGATCACAGTTCGAGCGGTTCTGGAAACGGAGTACATAACTATGGGTAATACTGAACTCACCAGCGAGGAGGCGACCAACGACCGCTGTCCGTACTGTGGTACAGACCGCGACCAGTTGGACGACTACGAGGAGCACGTCCTCTCGACGTGTGACTCGCGGCCACACCGATGAGCGAGCACGACTGTCCGTACGACAACGACGGCTGTGAAATAGGGAGCATGTGCATGGAATGTATGCACGACCGAAACGTGTACCGTGAGTACTGATCGCAGGTCGAAACTCTTTTATACGCCCAGTACCTACTCATAGGTACATGGACGTAACATCACACGACCTGTACGGGGACTTCGACCGTGAGGAAGCCGTGCGTCGGTTCCCAGAACTGTCGGACATCCGCAACGAGACGTTGCGCGAGACGACCATCGGCGTCGTGCGGGAGTTCCCAGACTACTTCTGGACTGCACCCGCCTCGTCCAAGTACCACCCACCAGAGCACCGCCAGCGACATGGCCTGTGGCTCCACACCAAACGGGTGTGCACGGCCTTCGAGCGGACTGCCGAATCGATGGTCAAGCAGGGCCATCTGGAGTGGCAGGACATCGACTATGGGCGGGCCGCGTGCATCTGTCACGACATGTACAAGTATGGCGTACCGCCGACGAGCGTGGACGGTACGACCAACAACCACGACCGCGTGGCCGCCGACTGGTTGGACGAGCACACGAAGATGCCCGACGAGGTTATCGGTGCTGTCGAATCCCACAACGGCCCGTGGTACGCTGGCAAGATGCCCCAGACACACCTCGAACAGATGGTACACGTGGCCGACATGCACGCCAGTGACGAGAACGTGCGAATTGCTGTCAAGGACATGCACCCGATCCTCGAAGAACAGTTCCAGCGGGTGAGTGAGCGATGAAGGCAGAAAACCTGTTTGCGGAGGGACACCGTTTGTACGTCGAGAGGCTTCGTGGCCTCCATTTTACCGTCGTGAGGGTTCACGAAGACACTGCGGAGTTGGTAGACCAGAATCTCAATGAGTGGATAGTCGAAGTCGGTGACACGTTGGCCATCTACACGCCTGGGCCAGGGTGTGCAGAGGACGACGTTCCGATAACGGAGGTTCACTTCCAATGAATCACAGTACACGCAAGACTGACAAGGACTGTAACGTGTGTGGTCACGCAGTGGAAATAGTGTGCAATGCGGCATCGCAGTGCAGTAATCGCCACTGTATCACTCGTGACCGCGACAACAATCTGGCCACCGACGCCACAGCGGAGGAAGTGGCCAAGTACTACAAGTCGAAGGACACCATCGAACGTGAGCGGATAGATGAGGCCATTGAACAGCACTACAAGGACTTCAAGAACGCCGCATCGTACGATGGCGCATCGCAGGCAAACGGTGCTGTGAAGGCACTACTGGAGTTCTCATCGTACAGCGGTTTCGGTGACATACGGATGGGGTTGATGAATGATGGATGACACCTTCAACTGTAACGGCTGTGGTGGAGAGTACTCGTGGGAGCACCTCGATGGGTTGTACCTCCACGGAAAGGCGGAGTACATGCCAATGCCAAACGGCCACTTCGACAGTGCCATAGGCCAGCACGTCCGCACGTTCTGTGTGGGCTGTCACCGCGTGCTCAAATCGATCATGCTCAACAGTGACCTATCAGAACAGTGGGACAACGAAGACATCCCACAGGAGTTCCTCGATGAGGCCGAGTGACTTAGAACACGACGACCGCATCAGTATCGACACAGAGGCGTTGAGAGACGCCACGTTCCGAGTTTCGGACGTGGAGGTGGAGGACATCGGGATCACCGAGGTCGTCGCTGTGACGCTTCTGTGCGGCTGTCAGAGGTACGCCATCACTGGTGCCACTGCCGACTCCTCGTTCACGCTCGAACACCTCGATGGCGACGACGAGTGGACTGTCCTCACCAAAGACATCACAGTCATCAATGACGAGAGACAGTAATGGACTGGGTATTGGCGTACCTGCTGGCGGTGATGCTGATAGCGGTGACCCTGATTATGGTTTCCACGACTGGGAACCGAACTGGATCGAGGAATCAGCAACCTGTCCATATTGTGACAGCACAAACGTCGAGTTCGACTATCTCGGTGACGAGTACGCACCACTCACGGTCCTCACATGTGATGACTGTGGAAAAGAGGCGTCGTTCCACGGGTAGACGGTAGCGACACTTTTTTATATCCCCAGTACGTACATTGGGGTAGGTATGCGAAAATTCCCGAAGATTCGGTATCCAAGTGATCCCGAGACAGACGGCCTGCACAATGGTGAGGTAGTGGTCACCGAGAAACTGGACGGTGCCAACTTCCGCTTCACGTGGGAGGGCGGTGATCTGGTGGTCGGAACGCGCAACCACGTGTACGACCACGATGACGAGAACCTCCCCAAGGCGTTCGAGCACGCCGTCGAATATGTGAAGCGCCAGCAAGGTTGGTTCGACGTATTCATGGCCCACGAGTGGGTGTTCTTCGGTGAGGCGATGCACCTGCACAGCCTCGACTACGATGACATCGACTGGCACAACCCTGCCAAGGGTAGCCCGCACGTCCCACTCGATGCAGACCAGCCTAACGTCGTGCTGTTTGACGCCTGGCACATTCGTGATGGGTGGGCAGACTGGGACAGGTTCACAGAACTGCTGGACGGCAGTAAGTTCCAGCACGCTCCCGTCCTCGAACGGGGCGACCCAGACGAACTCGACTTTGAGGTGCCCGAGGAGTCCATGTTCGGTGGCCCGCCCGAAGGGATTGTCGCCCGCCGCGTCGACGGTTCCGTTCGCGCCAAGAAGGTGACCGACGACTTCAAGGAGACGAACTCCCAGGCGTTCAACGACCCGACGAAGGCCCAGTCCGATGCCGCGGAGTTCGTTGCCGCGTTCGTGACGCCACAACGTGTGAAGAAGCAGGTCGACAAGTTCGTGGATGAGGGCAAGTATGAGCGTGCTCGCATGGAAATGATGGAAGACCTGCCCCGTGAGGTGCTCAAGGACGTGATGGCCGAAGAAGGCTGGACGAGTCTCCTCTCTGATGGCGGGTTCGAGGCCGAGTGGGATGACGACTTCAAGCACGAGGTGCGGTCGAAGGCCTCGAAAAAGTGCGCTCGCGTCCTCAAAAAGGAGGTGCAAGAGTTCTAATGTGTTGGGAATGTGGCTCTGTCAAGTCGCTTGAGGAAGTGGACGATGAGGATGTAGAAGGCCGTTGTCCAGTCTGCGGGCGCGAGTTCGATGCAGTGGACTGGGAACGATGACCGACGACCGAACCCCACGCCGCTATCAGTCCAAGCGCGATGTGTACGATGTGGACGACCCAGAGTTGTTCACGACCATCGAATGGGACTGGGGGCGTCGTGGCCAGCGGTGGCGTACGCACGGCATGTACATCCCAATTGTCAACGAAGACGACGAGCGCGGCATCGTTTGCACACTCAAGGCCGATGCGTATGGGATGAACAACGGCTGGCCAGACACAATGCCCGTACAGAGCGTCGGCCCTATCGCGTTCGTGGATGAAGACGATCCGCGGAACGCGAACCCACCAATGGAAATAGAGGAGGCCTGACATGAAAAACAACACAGACTACGACTTCCCAGAGATGTGGGGTCGCATGACGGACGAGGAGAAGCACGACTGGTTCGTGCGCGAGCGCGTATTTCGACAGGCGTGTCGGCAGGACACGGCCTTTGGTCGACGCGCACGGCAGGAGAAGCGTGAGCAGGAGCGCCTGGATACGGACGAGTACCGCGTAGATGACGAACTGGAGTGAAAACGAAACACTTAAGTATCCCCGTCTCCTACATTAGGATGCAACAAGCCGCCCACGAACGGCGTGGAATCCAGAGTACCGAGGAACCTGGCGGTAGTAGGGAAATGGTAGGCTCATAAACCGCCAGGAGCGACGGTGGAAGTGGCCGCCCACCGCGCGATGAAGGCCGTGCCTCGGACTCGTATGGGATTCACACCCCACCGAGGCTTTGCCAGCAGGGTTGCGGGATTACCCACTGGTATTAGAACCATCCCGAGCGTGCCTGCCCGTGCGCGGAAGTACCGTCCTGACGAGGATGGGAAAAAGCCACACGAGCAACGGGAATCACAGAACAACCACACTCCGTGGAGATGGAACCAAACATCCAACCACTCCATCTTTTCACGTGGGTGTATAGTGTAGTGGTATCACGTCGCCCTTACATGGCGAAGAACCTGGTTCGATTCCAGGTACACCCATCGAAAGCCTTTTACGTATGCCTCGTGTAGGATAGCCTGCAATGGGACTCTTTGGACCCTCGAAGTCAGACCTGGCGGACAGAATCGAAACCCTCGAATCACAAATCGATGACCTTGCCGATACAGCCGAACGTGCGAGGCGGGAGGCACAGTCGGCAAAAGAGCAGGCACTACACGAGTCTCGGAAGCGGAAGGAACTCGTGGATGTTCTCAACGATCTGTTCGGTCCTGACCACGTGCAGACAGAGGGGAGGGTGTCTGATCTGTCTGGTGTCGTGGAGACTCTCGACAACGCACACATCGGGTACAAGGCGACCAGAAACGCCATCGTAGAACTCGTTTTCCCTGCTGGCACGCGCATCGTCCACCCAGACTACGCAAAATTTCCCAGTAAGGCACGAAAGCGCCGTGCCGAACACGCCATCGTGTCGGCATTATACGACCCTACGGACATACACCATGTCGTCAACTCGAAGCACGATAAGGTCGAAATTGGGAATGTTGAAACTGGTCCTGTTGGACCTGGCGATAAGTTCCCGAAACTGAAACAGCGTCCCGACAGCGAGGATTTGGATGATGCAACATGCTCGCGGTTGGTTGACACGTCGCTGTATGATGGGAGTTTCGAGTATCGCATTGGGGAAGTCGTGGAACCCGACGACGAACTCGACACGACATTACGGAAAGACTGCGCAAGTGGCATCCACTTCTTCCGCACGTTGGAAGGGGCGCTCGAATGGTACGAGAAGCACTGATCGAAAGCCTTTTCAGTGACCGCACCCTACCATAGGGTGCATGGAAGACAGTACAGACATCAACGTCCCTGTTGATATTCGCTCACACGAATCCCAACAGTTGGACGACATGCTCCCAGAAGTGGCACAGCGCCTCACACGTGTAGAGCGTGACGACGAGGCAGACACTATCGAGCGCATCTACGAGGAACACGTCGAAAACTACGAGACGCGGGCACACAGCAATACGCCGTACATCTCGATGCCCGCAGACGACTGGCGGGCGGTCATCCGCAATCTGCCCCGCGTCAAGGATGACGAGGGGATCACCCGCGTGTGGTGGCTCCAGAAGAAACTGGTCGACCGCCTCCGCGGCCGCCTCGAAGAACTGGAGGATGACGAATGAGTGTCAAGATTCCGAAAGGGAGGGTAGCGTTCTACGATGAGGTATTCGCAGAGGTAGTAGAGTACCTGAAAGAGACTGGTGAAATCGGGGAAGACGAGGAGGTCCTCTCAGCGGACTTCCACGTCGAGGCAGAGGAACTCATAACAGTCGACAACATCGAAACGAGGGTGGGCAACCCGTGGGACTGAAAGAGAGGATTCCCGAGGAAGCCCTCGACATGACCCTTCTGTAGGGTTCCGAAAGCCTTTTATATCCCCCAGAACCTACATAGACACGTAGCACACTATGAGCGCAATCGAACGACTCAAAGACCTGTTCGGCAGGTCGGACGACGCGACAGACGGCCTCGAACTCATCCGCGAACTGCTTGCGGAGCGCGAGGCCGAACTAACCCTGGAGGCAGAGTATGGGCGACCGCACCCCAACATGACTGACGAACCGACCATCGTGTTCCCCTTCACCACCTTTACCAAGGATGGCAAGGAATACGGTGCGGGGGCAAAGGAGTTCCGCCTGCCCGACAACGGGCTGGAGGACGACGCCCCGCTGACTGAGTTCATCGCCAAACGGCACGGCGTCTCGGTCGAGGAAGTCGGGTTTGAGGAACTCGCCGCCGTCGAGGGGACCACTGCACCAGCGGAACTCACTGAAAACGGCGACGTGGAGGTGGGGGCATAATGGCACCCCTTCCACCCGAGGCCATCGCGGCTGGCGTCGGCATTGCCACCGTCGCGGCTGGCGCACTGTACTCCTACCTTAGCGGTGAGTCAACCAGCGTCAGTGTCGACGTGGACGACGATGGCACGGACGAGGCCACCGTCGACTTCGGTGATGATGAGCAGGAGGCTGAGAAGCCAAACAATCTGAATGGCAACGTGGCAAACAACCCAACCCCCGACGAGGTGCTCGACAAGGAGGGCCTCACCGACGTGAAGGGGATTCAGGAGACGCGGGCCGAGAACCTGCGTGAAGCGGGCTACGATACGCCTGCCGACCTGTACTACACTACCGACGAGAACCTGGAGAAGGTCAAGCAAATCGGGCCGTACACCGTCGAGCAAATCCGTGACGACATCGGTGGGATTGACTACAACCCAAATGGCGAGTCCGACGGCGAGACAAAGAGTGGCTCTGGCGAAACTGCGGAACAGTCAACGCAGACGGAATCATCCAACTCGAAAGAATCGAGCAACGACGAAGCGCAGTAAGAGAGACGTGGTTCGGCCAGTGGACTGACGACGGCCTCTACTGGCAACGGTTGGCCTGAGCGGAACTTTTTTATAGCCCCGTCGCGTAGGTAGGGTGGGCATGAGTGACAAACCCACGGTGTACTTGGCAGGACCCATTCAGCATACACAAGACGATGGGAAGACCTGGCGGAAGTACATCAAGGACACGCATCACGACCTGTTCGAGTTCCAAGACCCCTGGGACAAGTACCCAGATGGCGTCTCGAACAACCAAATCCTCGATCCCGACAGTGACTATCACTGGACGGACGAGGAAATCATGGCAGGCGACAGAGAGCAAATCGACCAGAGTGACGGCATCATCATCCACTACGAGAAGAAGCCGACGTGGGGGACCCCCAGGGAGATGGAATACGTCTCCCAGTGGGGTCGCGGCCCCGACATTCCCGTGGTCATCCAGACGACGGAAGACGAGACGAGTCCGTGGATGCACGATGCGGTCGCCATAGTAGAGCGGTTCGACGCCGCCGTTGAGTTGTTGAAGGAGGCAATAGAGCATGGCGGAACGCTCTGAGAGGATCAGGACGCACCCAGGTGACCGCTCCCGTTTCGAGTGCCCCGAATGTGGCCACCACCTCCCCGTGGACGGGTGGACGGAATGTGAGAAGTGTGGCGCACATCTCGAAGTCACTGTCACGGTTGAAGCAAGTGGAGTCGTATGAAGCCGACCGACCGAGAACGTGTACAAATCTGGCAAGACACAATGCAGGAAATCGACCACGGGCTTTGGATTGCCGACATCGACGGCGTGCGCACGAACAGCACATCGAAGTTCGACATCGTGGTGAGCGTTTGCCAGGACAAGTGTACGGACAACGTAGGTGGGCAGTACGAGCACTACCCGCTGGCCGACGACGAAGTGAGCAAAGAGAACTGGGGCGGGTCGCTCGACTACGACCTGTTCGCACAGGCCGCTGAGAGCGTCGTGCGGGCGCTCAGAGACGATGCAGTAGAGAACGTCCTGGTACACTGCCATGCGGGAAGAAACCGCTCTGCATCCATCTGTGCCGCCGCACTGGCCGTCTATGAGGATAGCGGTTATCACGAGGCGTTTGGGAAGGTTGGCGCGGCACGCCCCATCGTCAACCCCAACGACCTGATGAAGTCCCACGCAGAGCGGTTCATCGAGGAAAAGACGTAAGCCTTTTATACCCAGGTCACGTAGATACGTCCAACATGGGCGGCCTCGCAGACTTCGTAGATGAAAGCGACTCCAGCAGTGAGGAGTTGCACGTCATGCAAGTAGAGTACGAGGAACAGTACAATGATCCTATCGTGCATCTCTGGTGCCGTGACAGAAGCGGGAACCGCCGATGGGTCGAGGTAGAGGGTCACAGGCCGTCCTTCTACATCCACACTGATGACTACAGCAAGCGGGTGAAGAATCACGACTGGGTTGAGTCAGTCAGTGGTGGCTACGAATCCATCCACGGCGACTCGCTGGCCAAGGTTGAAACGCGCCTCCCGTGGCACGTTGGTGGCAAGCGCGACAAGAAGGGGATGCGCGACTACTTCGATCAGACGTGGGAGGGCGACGTATTCTATACGTCACGGTTCCTCATCGATACGGGCATCAAGACGCACCTCCGCGTCGACACTGACGAGACGTGGGATGGGCAGTCTGTCCAGGGCGACTACCGCGTCCACGTGGACGACATTGAGGCAGTGGACGACCCCGACTGGCGTGCCACCCCGCGCGTGGTTACCATCGACATCGAGGTGCTATCGCCAGACGGGTTCCCGAACCCGAACGACGCGGACCAGCCCGTTACGGCCATCACGGCCTACGACAACCACACAGACGAGTACTACGTGTGGGTGCTCCGCTACGAGGGTTGGACCTACAGCGACACGGAGTTGCAGAACATGGCCATCGAGGAGGCCGCAAGTACGGCCCACGAGGGTGACCACGACTACGCTGGCGTCACCATCGCTGACGTGCGTGCCTTTGAGAACGAGTCAGTCATGCTGGACGACTTCAATAACTGGGTCGAGGGCCGTGAACCAGACCTGCTGAGTGGCTGGAACTCCAGCACGACCGACAACGGGCGACCGTTCGACTACCCCTACCTCATCAACCGCTGTAAGCAGATGAGTGTCATGTCATACCGCGACTGGTCGCCGCTCGGTGAAGTGTGGGACGGCAACTGGGGACCGTCGGGCAAGGGCGTCGGCTTCTTCGACATGCTCAAGGGCTACAAGAAGACGCAGTGGCAAAAGCCCAAGGGCGGCTACTCACTGGATAATATCAGTGACAAAGAGTTGGTCGGTGAGGCCACGAAGTTGGACATCGAGGACATTGACAGTGCGTGGCGTGACGATCCTGCGACGTTCCTCAAGTACAACATCCGCGACGTGCAGGCCGTGGTCGGAATTGACGAGTCTGCCGAAGTGGTCGAGTTGTTCCAGAACATCCGCTCGCTGGCGGGCGTGCAATTTGAGAACTGCCACAACAATATCGACCTGCTCGACGTGTTCATCCTCCGCTACGCGAAGGAGATGGATGTGGCACTGCCCACGAACGAGGAACCCGAACGTGGCTGGTACTACGGTGCACACGTCTTCGAGCCAAAACTGGGTCGCCACCCGAACGTTGTCTATCCAGACCTCTGGAGCATGTATCCGAACATGATTCGGAACGCGAACATGTCGCCAGAGACGATTATCGGGACGAAAGAGGACCTGGCGGCCTCGGAATACACGGAAGACGACTGTCGATGGACATACGTCGACACACGGGCGACGAACGTCAAGAAAGACGACGACCCCGAGTACGAAAAAGTGTACTTCCTCAAGCCGTCGGTCAAGAAAGGATTTATGACAGAGGTCGTAGACGACTTGATGGGCTTGAAAGACCATTACGACGGTACACCCCTCTACGATGCCGTGAAGCGGATCGTGAACAGCGTCTACGGGGTGTATGGTGACTCTGACAGTTACGGCAAGGGCTACCGCCTGTTCGACTGGCGCATCGCGGAGGGCATCACACTCGGCGGGCGCAAGATGATTCAGGACTCCGCAGACCGCTTCATCGATGCCATCAACGACATCAAGGACGAACGTGGGATTGACGGACAGAAGGCCTATCTCGTCGGCGGTGACACGGACTCCGTGATGACAGCAGTGCCGTTCATGCCTGCCGATACGCGCGAAGAACAACAGGCCATCGTTGACCTGGCCCACGAGGCCGCTGACCGCGTGAACGAGTGGTATGGCGAGTGGACGGCGGAAACGTTCAACCTAACAGATGGTCAGCACTATTGTGAACTCGAAATCGAGTCCTACGCACCGTGGGCCTTCGTCCCCCAGGGGAAGACCAAGGAGAAGGCCAAGAAGCGGTATGCTGAAATCATCGCCTGGTATGAGGGCGACTGGGAGGACCCACCAGAGTTCAGCGTCACGGGCATCGACATCGTTCGATCAGACCGTGCAAAAGTGACAAGGGAGTTGTCAGAGGAGGTGCTCCAGACCATCCTCCGCGTTGACGACCGTACGACAGCCCGTGAGCAGGTGTACGATACCATCAGCGAGCAAGTCGAGGCCATCAAGGACGGCGACGTGCCGAACTCCTACATTGCCCGTCCAAAGGGCATGAGTCAGCACCCAGAGGAATATGGAAGCATCGACAAGACCCCACAGCCCACCTACCGCGGTGCGAAGTACGCTAATCAGCATTTCCCGTGGGAAAAGATGGGTGAGGGATCGAAGCCGCAACTGCTGTACATCGACAAGGTGCGTGGTGACTGGCCACATACCTACACCGCGAACACGAAGGAAGACGGAAAACGTGTGGACGCCATCGCGGGTGAGCACCCAGACAAGGTGCCCGACGAGTTCGTCGTGGACGACGAGAAGATGATCGAGAAGGTCGTCCGTGACCCCCTCGAACCTATCCTGGGTGCCATGCGGTGGGACTTCGATGACGCGCTGGCAGACAGCACGCAGGTTACCGTTAGCGACTTCATGTAGCCCCAAGACGTAAGCCTTTTATACATAGGGTGCCTACCATAAGGTAGGCATGAAGCAATTACCGCTCCCAATAGAATTGCCAGGCTTCACGACTAACGACCCGCAGGTGACCATCTATGCGTGACCAGGCGACCATCGAACAGGTCAGAGAGGTCATGCAACAGCGTGCGGAGGAAAACACGAACCCTATCCTTCGCCTCATTTACCAGTCCAAGCGGGATGCCCTCGGAGCAGTCTGCAACGAGGGAAAGGACCCGCGAATCGCTGACGCCAACCTCGAACAGGCGCTTCGAGAGGTGCCCAACGACGAACTCGACCTGCCGAGTTACGTGAAGATTCAGGCGGCCCGTAACGCCTTCGCGTGGGTGCTGGAGGAGCGTGACAGTATCTAACATGGTAGAGCACAGAACTTTGGACCCAGACGACCTTGATCGACCCGAGTGGAATAGCCTGCTGAACAACTACAGCAAACACGACATCGGGGAAGCGTACTTCCAGGGCCGCGTCGAGCAAATTGGCCTCCAGGTAGAGCACTGGGGAATTGACCGACGGCACCAGGACGACCACCTCATCTTCGACAACAAGATGGACTTGCGCCTCTGGGAGCCACAGGACGAGCAGGAGCGGACACCCGACTGGCCCGACCCTGGTGACACGCCGACGACACTTACTGAGGAGTTCGATCTCGGCTTCGACAGCGTGGAACGCACGTGGGAATTGCGCGGCGTTGCGGACGTGAAGACGAAGGCCAACCCCGACTGGCTCGGTGTCTTCAACCTGCGCCACCTTGCGCACTATTCGGAGTGGGCAGACCACTATGAGGTGCCCACGTTCGTCTACATGACGATGGTGGATGCTGAGGCAGAACAGGTCGGGACAGAAGACTTCCTCACCCCGATCACGACAGACTGGGAGTGGGGCGCACTCGTTGACCACTACGACACAGACAGCAGTGTTGACTACTCCTACGGGGAGTTGAAGGACATCGCACGCGGCTGTGACATCGTAGAACGGACGTTCCGCGCCCCCGACGGCAACCTCGTCATCGAGGTAGACGACGAACAGCAATACAACTGGGACTGGTTCACACGAGAGGTGCTCGCAAAATGAGTGACAGTAATCACGCCATGTGTGAGTGGTACGGCCACGAGTGGAGGAAAAACCTGACACTCAGTTCCAAGGCATCGAGGAACGTCAGAGTGGAGGTGTGTCAACGATGTGGGGAGTTGAGGCGAGTCGCAAATGTGCGGCGCTGACCTGGGAGAACTTCCCACAAGTGGTGTGGTACTACGG